ACATTCATTACATCTGATCTAAATACAATATTTACAACAGCTCCTGTTTTTCTTTCAGCATTGGTAATCTCATCATTAGCACTTCTAATAACGGATGTTATTCCATTTGCAATGAATGAACTTTTTGAAAGTATTGATGTTAAATCAGAATCATTGATTTTTCCAGAATTTAATAACGCGCTTGCAGTTTCAATAAATGTTGCAACTGCATTAAATAAAGGTGATGAAACTTCTCCATTTGAAAAGTCCATTGCCGGTGATTGATCTGCGAAATTTGTAGCAGATACTGCGTTTTTGTATAGATCTGCGTATGCTGATTTGTACGTTTGATTACTTGCAACTTGTTCAATAACTGCACAAACTGCTTCCATTTCTTTTACAAAAGTAAGTTGGTATGATGGTTGGATTGCTTTTCCTAAAGAAATTGGTTGGTCACTTCCTACTAAATCAATTACATTATATTTTTTACCTGAAACATCTAAATTAAACGTTGCGTTCTTTATTGGTTTAGTTCCTGCAACTAACCATGCTGTAAAAAGTAATCCATTAGGAACTGAATTAGAACCTAATGAAAATAATTGATTTCCAACATTTCCATTATTAAATTCACTATTAAAGTTAGATGCTAATTTATCGGGTGATGCATATTTTCCAAGACCATCTAAGAAAACTTTAAGTTGTTTTTCATCTAGATTGTGAATAAAATCCATAACTTCTTGGTATAGATTGTTATCAAATCTCATAATTCCTTCAGTGAACTTAAAAAATTCATCTGATTTTTTGCTTGATCCAACTGCAGAAAAAAGAGCTTCATTTTCTTCTTTAGAGTGATTTGTACTGTTTACACTTGACCATGCAATTGTTTCATTTACAAATTGCTCGAATAATTGTACGTGTTTCATAATTTTGTTTTTGTTTTTGTTTTTGTTTTTTATAAAATCTTGTTTTAAAAAGAATCATTAAAATTGCTAATAAAGCTTAATATTTCTTTATCATTGTCTTTAATGGTGTCTGAAACATCTCCGGCTTCATCTTCCATCATAATCATCCCTGGTTCAGAACTATCCCACATCATCATAACATAAGTATCTTCAGCATCTATGAATACTTTGATGTTATCTTCTCCGGGATATACTGCTCCAACAAAATCTTGTTTTTTTAGAAGTTTAGTAACTTCGGTAACTCTTTTTTTAAATTGAGAATCTGATTCATTTACAAATTGTTCGAATAATTGTACGTGTTTCATAATTTTGTTTTATTTATTAGTTATATATCTTTTAATTTTAGATATGTAAATATAAACATAATATTTCAATTCGTAAAACTTTTTATGTTAAATTTTTGTTAAAATAAAAGGCAGGGAGTAGCGAATTCCCTGCCTTACTTTCCGTGAACTAGTCCCGGTCCTAAAATGCAATCGTGTTTCAGATTGCCGTATTTTTATCCTTCACAACTTGAACATTCAAGAATGTCTCTAGCAAATGATTGAGCTGAACTTTGACTAAATTGATAGTATAAAGTTTTAACTCCTTCCTCATGTGCATAAAGGTATAGTTGATTAATATCTTTAGCTGGCACTGAAGGGTGAATCATCAAATTTAATGATTGCGATTGGTCAATAAAGTGTTGTCTTTGAGCCGCTTGCAATACGATTTCTTTTGGACTGATTTCAACAAATGATTTGAAAACTTCTTTTGTTGGAAAATCTAAATGTTGAACACTTCCATCGCGTTTTAAGATTCCTTCCCAAACTTCTGGTGTATTTAAACCATATTTTTCAAGTTCCTCGATTAAGAAAGGATTCTTATAAATAGTTTTTGACTTCGCCAAATCTTTAATGAAATAATTAGATTTGATTGGTTCAATTCCCATACTTACCTGTCCTAAAATAAATGAACTCGATTTTGTTGGAGCAATTGCAATCAAGGTAGTGTTTGCATATCCAGGTCTGATTGATTTATAACCTTTCTCATCATGCAACCATCTTGAAGCCTCTTCGCTCTTTTCTTTCATTGTTGAAAAGATTTCATGGTTTAATTGTTTTGCTTGAAGAGAATCAAACGTAATTAATTTAGATTGAAATAGTGAATGATAACCCAAAACTCCAAGTCCCAATGCTCTATGATCGTTTGCAAATCTCCATGCTCTTTTCATTCCAGGCATGTTATATGATTTAAGTACAAACTCATCCATAACTGCATTTAAGAACAGGGTATAGGTTTCAATTGCATCAGTTTCTTTAATTTCGTCCCAGTGTAATAGGTTAATAGAACCTAAACAACATACGAAAGAATTGAATGAATCTGTTGGTAATTGAATTTCACTACATAAGTTACTTGCAGTAATATCAAGTCCTAATTCTTTATATGGAGAATTGTTATTTGAATTGTCTTTAAACATAATGTAAGGAAAACCAAACTCGTTACGTCTTTGAATAACTTTAGCCCAAACTTTACGTTTTTCAGCATCTCCAGCTTTCATTTCCTCTAACCACTTGTCAGTTACTGTAACTCCATATTGTAAATTTTGAATTGGATTACCTTCAGTTCCAATATCTAAAAATTCTAAAATATCGCTATGTTCGATTGGTAACCATGCAGCGCATGCTCCTCTTCTTGCCTCTGATTGTTTACATACATCAACCGTTGTATCGTACATTCTAGCATAATGCACTGGTCCGTCTGCTGTTCCTCCTGTTGAGATTTTAGTTCCTCTTGCTCTGATATTTCCTAAAAATACTGAAGTACCACCTCCGTATTTTGACATCATTCCAATTTCTCTACTTCCATTTAAGATACTATCTAGAGTATCGTCAACATTGCTTCCATAACAACTAACTGGAAGTCCTTTGTCTTTTCCAAAGTTAATCCAAACTGGGGTTGACAAACTATAGAATCCTCTCATCATATAGTCCTCAAACTTCTTTGCAAACCCTTCAATTTTTAAATATTTTTCTGCCGTGTTTGCTACATCTTTAATTCGCTGTTCTGGAGATTCTTTAATATAACCTCTAGATAAAAATGTTCTACTGTCCTCATTAAGCCAGTAATTTCTTTCGTATTCCATTTAGTTTGTTTTGTTTTTAATTTTAAAATAGGTCGTCTTCGGTAATTGCTTTAGACTTTTTGTTGTAGTCGATTTGTTTTTTATAAAAGAAATCTCCCTCTTTTGTTGAAAGAATCTCAACGTCAAACCAAAGAGACTTTTCAATTTCTACAAAATCAACATCGAATACTGGTTTCATTCCAATTCTTTGTAGCGAATTATTAAAACGATTTTGAATAAATTGTTTGATAGTTTCTTTTGATAGGAAATCAAGTTCTCCCTTTTCGAAAATCCAATCAAGAATTTTAACTTCTGCTAAATAGGCTTTTTTACAAGCAGAATCTATAAGATTTTCAAATTCCTCATCAAACCATTCTGGATTTTCTCTCTTAATAATGTTAATTAGTTCAGAACCAAAGTTTCCGTGGATTTCCTCCTCTTTACTTGTTGCTTCAACTACATTTGAAATACCTTTAAATAGATTTTTCTCTTTGTTAAAAGACATCATAATAAAGAATTGGCTAAATAAACTAACATGTTCAATAAACAATGAAAATAATAATACGGATTTCGTATACATTTTATTGTCCTTACTTCTTGTACCATCCAAATACTTACTTAAGTATGCAATTCTATCTTTAATTGCTGGAATCTCTACTACATGTTGGAATTCGTCCTCTAATCCTAAGATTCTTAATAATTGTGCGTATGCATCTTTGTGTCGCACTTCTGATTCGGCAAATGTCATACCAACATCTCCAATTTCAGTAATAGGCATTCTTTTGTAAAGATCTGCCCAAAATGTTTTAACGTTAACTTCGATTTGTGCAATCGCCAACATTGCTCTTTTAATTACTTCACGCTCAGAATCAGATACTTTAGTCATAAAGTCATCAATATCTGTCGTAAAATTAAATTCTGTGTGGATCCAGTATGAATGTCGGATCGCATCTTTGTATGCTAATAGGGAAGGGTATTCGTATGGTAAAATATTTACTCTCTTTTCGAAAATATTATTCATGATTTGTAAATTTTTATTTTTGTTAGTTATTTATCTGAGTCTTTTAGCCAGTTCATCGGCTTTTGTAAAGTATTCATAAGAAGTTTTCTTATAATCTTTACGTTGGGCATAAAGGTCGCTTAATATTTTTCGAAGGATAGAATCTTCGGTCTTATATACTACTCCATTATCACATACAATTACGTTCTTGTCTTTTCGGCGCTCTTCAATTTCACTTTTATAAATCTTTTCAATATAAGCATCGGGAGAAATATTAAACTGACGCATAATTGAAGGATATAGTGAAGCAAAGTCAAATGCACTTACTCCTTCATAGAATCCAAGAATCGGTTCTTTTACAAAAGCTCCAGCATATTGTCCATCTTTTTGACCATCTGCTTTTTCCTCACTTCCAATTCTCATTCCTTGCTCTGCCAATTTTCTGGCCATAATAGCTTCAGTAACTGCCACTGGAGAACTTGCCTTATAAAGTGGCATGTTTGTAATGTTTGCAAGTGTTAATAGTACTTCCATCGATTTCAACTTCTGATCAATGTAGTATACAAGGACTGAATCGACTACGTTATAATATATGTACTTGACAAAGTTGTCTCTATATAAGTCCTGTAATGAACCTGTGTACTTGATTTTGTTAACATTAAGTACTTGACTTGAAACATAATCAAGGGAATTGGATTCTTTTACTTTAACTGATCGATCATATTTGTCATACAATTGCATATAATCCAGGATTCCGATGTGTAACGGTCTGCTATCTGTAGTATCTACTGAACCTGTCATTCCAATTTCTTTAATGTCGATTTGGAGTCTTTTACAACGATTAACAATATATTGCCAGTCATAGTTAATAAAGTTCCATCCGGTCATCATTGGAAACTTAGGTAAGAATTTCATTAAGAAAGTGTATACCATATCGTATTCAGATTTGAACTTATGATATTTGAATTCCCAATCCATATCAAAATCCTTGAAGTACTCATTGGTATCATCTTGAATCTTTTGAATTTTATCTGGTGCCATATCTTCAAGACCTAAAACGATCGCTTTACGGTCTGGAGTAATAATTGAGAATGAAAGAATTCTACTTTTAGCCTCTTCGGCTTTTGGAAATCCATCAACAATCTCAGTTTCAATATCGACGAAATAAGTTTTCGGCATATTGTATGCTGTTAGGTCAGCTTTATCTTTCTCAGAAAGGCTATCTAAGAAATATAGGATCGAAAACTTATTGAATTGTCTTCCATATCCTAATTTAACAGAACGGCCATCCCAGTTTTTATACTCTGGACTAGCCGCTCTATCTTTATCATCACAAACATACCAGTTTTGGAACTTGTCAACTGGGTATTGTTTGAATGCTACTTCTCCTTTTTCATTATAGTATGAAATGATTACATCTTTTTCACGCTGTTCGATGTCTAGTATCATTTAATATCCTCTTTTTTGACGGTTAACATTCTCTTCTGCTTTTGCAAAGTAATAATTGTAAGCAGTTTTTGCATCTAATCCGATTGAAGATGCATAGTTTATAAAGAAATGTAGAATATCTACCCATTCCATATAAAGCTCTTTTTTATCATCTTCAGAAAGGTCAGAAATTTTCATTGTTTCATACTTTGAAAAGTCTTTTTTCCAGTATTTCCATACTGCATTTCCACTTCCATCTTTAATACCTCCAAGAGCATCTGTCATCTCGTGGATTTCATCCACAACTGCATGGGTATTAACATGCCAGAAATTCATAATATCTCTAATTGACATCTCTTCGAAATTGAAACCATAAGTTTGCTCTTGCATTTTCTTTTGGTTTTCCATGATGTCGGCTAAGTGTGTTGTTGATTCACTATAGAAGTCTTTTACTTCCAGGTCTTTACATTCGTTGTCTACGTTTGCCATAATTATTTTTTATAATAGTTTTATAAGTAAATTTGAACTTGTTTAAAATAAACATGAACTTTTAAATGAAGTATTTTCTACTTCACAGGATTCTCCAATTTGTTCTTTTGAGATTGGTGCATTTGCTCTATTAAGAGCCATCTTTTTGCTATCTCTAAGCCTTAAGAATACTCCAAACTGACAACAACTGATTTCAGTTCCAAATGTTGTAAATCTTCCTGTCTCAGAAACAACATTTAAAATCTCCTCATTCTCTCCAGTAAAATCAAAGAATTCATGTTGAGTGTCTCGAATCTGTCTGATAACCTTGGCTCCAACTTCAGACGAGATTGAAAAACCTAAGTGTTCATAGAACCAATTGATTGTAATCATCGCTCCAACACCAGGCGCAACAAAATCATCATCTTCATCAAGATTTCCAAATGTAGCATTCGGTCTTAATAGAGCAGGAGTTCCGATTTCGGGCATTCGAGCAAGGTTGGTACTAAAGTGGTAGCCATAATAGTTTCCAATTCCTCGATGTGATGTTAAGAAATTAAAAGATTCCTCCATAGTTGGTTTCTTTGAATAGAAATCTGCGAAACGAGGACCAAGTAGAGTAAACCAATAAAACATATCACTAGTTCTACTTTGTCTATCTGGTTGAGGTTCTGCATTAATTAGAACATCATAAGGTGTTTTAATTAACCTTGTAAAGTTTCTAGATTCTGTCTGTAAACTGGTTCTTAATTCAGTAGTTCCATAAATCTTTTCACCTCTTCGTTTGGCATTCTCCATATTAACCATACATTGTAGAACGTATTTCTCATCGTTTACAAGGCTATCGTACTTAACGAATGGATATCCAGTCTCTTGTGTTAGTAAACTAATTGTATTTGAAGGTCCATAGAATTTTACAATCGCTGCATTAATTAATCGGTCCTCAAAGGTACAATCAGGATTATAGAATACATTTTCATTAAGCCAAATAATCTCATCGTGGAATGAACGATTGGGATGGAAGTAGGGTACAGATCTACCCTCAACTATAAATCCATGTCCATATACGCTCTCTTTTCCAGTTCCTTCTCTATGTCTAAATGTATCAAATGAACATGTCTTTGCAAATCGAACTTCATACTCTCTTCGATTCATTTCATGAATAAAATCCCTGATTAGTTGTCTCTTTTCTGTAGGTATTAATTCCAACAGTGCTTGAGAATCCATCTCAAGCAAATGTTTATTTGATGTCATATTATTTTTTATTTTTTAAAAAAGCAATCGTATGCTATTAAATTATCTGTAAAAATAATTAGAGGTTCTACTTTAGAATGTGGATATATTGCTTGCAATCTTTCCAAACTAGCATTCATTTCTGCTCTATGTTTTCCGGCATGTAATTCAATAAATAAGTATTTTGGATGATAATCGATCAATGTGTCCATTAATGTATATTCAGCCGATTCGATGTCCATTTTAATAATATCTGGTTGATATTTTTTTAATAGCTTTTTAAGGTGAATATTTTCGACCTCATCATACTCATTGAATTTAATCTTGTTCATAATCGAAGTACCACAGTGGGCATTCTGACTAGTTGCTTTAAAGATTTTTAAAGTTTTATCAGGAAGCCCTGAAACTGCAGCATAAACAAGATCCACATAATCGTCATTAGAATATGCGCTTTGAAGCTTTTCAAAGTTTCTTAGGTCACATTCAACAGCAACGACTTTTGATGCTCCTGAATCTAGTGCAAGTTGTGTGAATGCACCTATATTTGCACCTAGGTCTAAACAAACTGCATCTTTATAATCAACTTCAGGAAGTAGATAATTTGTGATGCTCTCACCAATCATCTTATCATCAACCTCTTCAGATGCTCCTAAAATTTTTACATATTTTCTTTTTAATCGAGTCTTTTCTAATTTAGAAATTGGTAACTCTGGAAGCTTAACCCTGCTCATTCTATTTTTGTACTAATTTTGATACTACATTTACTAATTGAATTTTTGGAAGATTATCTTGGATAATTTGATATTGAATCGGATCATCTTCAAAAAATCTGGTAATATTTACACCTTGCATTAAAAGTTTATTAATGGTGGTTGCTTTGTGTATTCCAGAAAAGGTTCTAGCCTCTACTGTATGATTTCCTCGCTGAGCAAGTGTCATTGGATTAAAATAAACTTTGCATTTAATTCCACGTTGTTTTAAGATCGCTTTAATTTCATCTTGTTCATCAATACACCTTCCGGTTATAATAACATCGCTTTCAGATCTTGGTGTAATTCCTATTGAGATTACTCCATCAAAATCATATCCATAAACTTCGTTATATTTAGAAGTTGATTTTGTGTTTGTATCTGCATCTGTTGTTGTTTTCTTTTTAAAGATATTAAACATTGTCTAAATTTTTAGATAAAAAAAGAGAGCACTTAGTGCTCTCTTTTTGTTTTGTTAATTAATTAAAGAGCTTTAGTTTTAGCAACTAATTGCTTTCTTGTAGAATCAGTTAAGCGTCTTGCAGCTAATTCAGTACACTCATAAACAGCATCCGAGAACATCATCTGGTCTGGTGGAGTTTTTTGTGTAAATGCTGAAGGACCTCTTAATGCTCCTACAACTCCTAATTCTCTCGCTACTTTTAAGTAACGGATTGCGTCGATTACAACTCCAGCAGAGTTTGGTGAATCTTGCACGCTTAATTGAGCATCAAAAAGAACGGGCGCTCCTCCAAATCCTTCAAGTTCTAAACGGAAGTTAGCAACTTTGTTATCTCCATAGAATGAGATATACTCAGAAGGACCTGCATGTAAAAATGAATCTTCAGTTGAGATTCCTCTAATTTCATTTTGAGCACGGATAACGTTTTCTTTCGAAATCTTTTTAGAAGCTAAACGTGATTTATCTTCCATGTTTAAGAAATCCGTGTTACCTCCAACATTACGTTGAATGTGTGCTTTTACATGGTGACCTCTTTCAAAGGCAAGTTCTTGTAACATTTGAGATAAAATACTTGCTCCAAATTGAGAACGCATATCATCTCCGATTAATGGAATTCCAGCATCGATGAATCTTTGCTCCCATGCAGGGTCAGATGCAATAAATACAGGAATACAGTTTACGAAAGAAATTCCAGTTTCTAGACAAATTTCAGCCCAAAATTCTGTAGTTTTTTGAGAACCTACTGGTAAGTAGTTAACCAATACTTCTACTTCATGTTCTTTTAATTTAGCGATGATTTGGTCTTTCCATTCTCTTGCTTTACGTGGAGTCCAATCAGTACGATTTTTATCTGTAGAGTTTCTCAATTTCTCATCAACTAAAAATCTGTTTGATTCTGGATAGTTGTCCATCAATGCAGCATAACCATCAATTACAGGTGCTTCATAGACCGGAGCAGTAGAAGTAATAACGTCAACGATGTCATAAGCACAGTTTGGTTTTTGTTTTAATGCATATCCAAGAGTTTGATTAACTTTACGTTCGTCGATTTCAAATCCACATACGAATTCAATATTTTCAGCTTTGTAACCTCCAATATCTGATTTCATCATTCCCGTTACTTTATCAGTATTCTCAGTGTAGAATTGTACACCTTCAACCAATGATTTTGCACAGTTCCCTGTACCGATAATTCCAACTTTAATTTTGTTCATGTTTTAAAAATTTAATTTTATATTAATTTATATTTGCTTTATTTAGAAAGTTTCAAAAAAGACTGTTAATAGTTTTCTTTAATGTTTTATTTTTTTCGGACGTCTCGAAATCATATTGATAAAACTCTCTAGATAGGTGAACAGAACCTGGCTTTTCCATATAAGTATCTGCAAAATACTTTGGATCCTCTGAATACCAATTACTTGGCCATTCGATTACGTTCATTTTATATATTGCCGAGAGTTTGTCAACCTCCTCATTAAAGATTTGCATCAATTGAGTTCTTTCGCGATGTGAACCAATAAATGGAGTTCCTTTATAATATCCAGTCTTTGGAATTCTGCGCTCTTCGAATTCTATTGGTAGTAATTTAACAACAGAAACATTCTCAATATTAAGAGATTTCAAGTGTTCAAAGTAATTCTTTACAAGTTTTTTAGTGGCATCTGCCGGCTTTTCTTGTCGGCATAGATGGTGTCTAACATCGATATTACCAAAATAAGTAATCAAATGAGTTGTTCCTTCAGGAATATAATTCGACATCCCTTCTTTCATAACTCCAAATAATGTTTTACCATCATTCCTGCTAATGTTTCCACCTGGATGAAACACTGAAACTGAGTGTGAATCTCCTAAAACAAAAGTTCCTGAATTTAATTTCAATTCAATTGTTTTGGTTTCTTTACTCTTTTTTGAAAGAGCTTCGACATCAAGAGATGCCCATAAAGAGGAACATGCTTTCATTCTGCTTTGTGCAAATGCTCCAACATCTGGCATTTCTCTATTTAAACAATAGATTTGTCCGCTAAAATCTAAGAATCTTTTAATTCTTTCGGCTGGTTCATCAGTTGCTCCACCAAATAAATTATAAGACCCTTGAAATTCCATTGGAAGTGCTACTAACCAAACATCGAAAGAATGAATATCTTCTGACTTAGAAAGTACTTCAACATTTAGGTCTAAAGACTTTAATTGATTTGCTAAGAGATATGCCCATGCACTTTTATGGCTAGCTTTCTTAGAACTATACGTAGTTACTACATCATCAATTGCAATCTTCTTGCCTTGTAACGATTCTAAAACCTCGTAAATGTTAACCATTGTTTTGTTTTTCGTTAATGTAGTTGTCTAATCCTTGGATATATGCAACTGCATCTAATAAATTATCACGTTTGTGATTGTAAGATTCTCTTGAAAATTTAAGTGCAACCAATGCCTTAAACATGTGTTCTCCGGTAACTTCAATTCCTGTCATACCAGTAAAAATCATTGCAGCTCTGTCCATGCCTTCTGAGAAAGGACCATATTGTCTGTCTGCTTCTTCTGAGCGGTTATTAACTATTCCGCTTGCTTCGTCTAAAATGTTCATAAAATAAATTTTAAGTATTATATGTTATATATTGCTTTTGTTTTTTATGCACGTAAATAATTAGGATCGTCATAACTTCCAATAACTCCGGTTTCCATTTCAAACTGACGCTTTTCATGGTCATATTCAGAATAAACATTACAGTTTAAATAGGCACCATTCTTTGAATAAGCTCCAATATATGATGTTGATACGCGAACTTCTGATGGATTAATGTTAAAACAAAAATCATACTCTTCCTGTGTCAAGTATGTTTGAGTGTTCATTATTTGATTGTAACGTTCTTGGTCTTGAATTGAAATTGTTGTCATAATGTATAAGTTTTAATTTGATATGTAAATATAATCAAAACATTTGACATAAAAAAATCCTGGTTAAAAAAGTTATTAACAATTTTACCAGGATTCTAATTTAATACGGGATAGTTGTTCGTGATTTTCTTCCCGGCGGAATAACCCTGTTATAGTCTTCGGCTTTGACTTTC